TATGACGTTGTTATAAATTGTGCAGCAGCCGGCAGAGAACAACTGAGATCGTACGAGCATGCTATCTATGCCAATAACTTAGAAAGTTTTTATAACTTGGCCATCAACGATCAATACTACAGTAAGCTAATCAACATTGGATCTGGTGCCGAATTTGACATAGACCAAGATATAGATCAGATGCATGAATTTGAAATTTGGAATCGCAGACCTCAATACAGCTATGGGCAAAGTAAAAATATCATATCTAGATTCAGTGTTGATTTCCCAAAAACCACAACGCTAAGACTGTTTGGATGTTTTGATCCTTCCGAATCCCCAAATCGTTTATTAAAAAGATTTATTGCAGCAGCCGGTAATGAATTGCCGTTTATATTAGAGCAAGATCGATATTTTGATATGGTCAGTGCAAGAGATTTTGTACGTGTAATTGAAGCTGTAATCGACGGGACTATTCGAGATCAAGACCTGAATGTAGTGTATGACCAAAAATATAGACTAAGCGACATTCTTATGTTATACTCAAAGCTGCACGGAATTGACACAATATTTTTACATGTTCAATCTTCTAACATATTAAATTACACTGGCAATAGTGATAGGCTTGCCAGATACAATCTCAACTTAGATAATTTAGAAAAATCTCTATTACTGTATGGAAAATAAATGAAAAAAATACACTACACAGCAGAACAAATAGAAGGTCAGGTATTAGAAATCCTTAGACAAATGCAACGGGATAACTGGCGGCCCGACTATATTATTGGTCTAACACGCGGTGGACTTGTGCCTGCCAACATGATTAGTCAGTACTTGGGTGTGCCCATGCATGCCTTGCATGTTAGCCTGCGTGACAACGAAAAAGACTGCGAAAGCAACTTGTGGATGGCCGAGGATGCATACGGGTATTTGGCTGATCCCAAGAAAATTCTCATCGTTGACGACATTAATGATTCAGGTGCTACCTTAAACTGGATCAAGAGAGACTGGGAAGGTGGCTGCTTACCACAAGAGGAAAAGTGGGGAGATATTTGGTCCGACACCACCCGATTTGCTGTGTTGGTAGACAACCAAGCCAGTGAATTTCATGGTATCAACTACTCAGCAGAAGAAATCAACAAGGCTGAGGATCCCGCATGGTACATCTTTCCATGGGAAAATTGGTGGCGTTAATGTTGACTTGGTCTAAATACTTTGCTATAATCAACTATACAACGGAGAATACAATTGTTTGGAACTAATGAAATCGTAGGCAAGAAGTACTTTAAGGATGCTCCTGCCGACAGCTTGTTTGTGACCAGTATGTTCTTTACCCTACAAGGCGAAGGACCATATGCAGGTATGCCAGCTCTGTTCATTCGCTTGGCCAAGTGCAACTTAGATTGCAGCTTCTGCGACACGTTCTTTGACGACGGCGATTGGATGACTTACGACCAGCTTGAAACCAAAATGTATACTACTATTCGGGCATTCTGGGCTGACAAAGGCAAGGACGTTCCTGCGTGGGCACACACGCCCGATTTACCAGGCAAAAAGTTTCCCAATATTGTGTTGGTTATGACAGGTGGTGAGCCCTTGATCCAGGAAAACATCAGCTGGTTTATGGCACAACAGTTACACAACTTCAAAGAAGTACAAGTAGAAAGCAATGGCATTCCTGATACTGTGGTACCAGAAGGTGTCACACTGGTATGCAGTCCAAAGTGTGTGGAGAAGAATGGTGTAGCCATCAAGTACTACGCACCCAGCAAAACTATTTTAGATCGTGCAGACTGTTTGAAGTTTGTTATGAGTGCTGATCCTGCTAGTCCATACAGCAGCGTTCCAGACTGGGCCTTGGCTTGGCGTGATCGCACAGGCAAGCAGATCTACTGTAGCCCAATGAATGTGTATAACAGTTTGCCACAGCGGATCAAACTGTTGCGTTCAGAGAAGGGACAGATCACTATGGAAGAGCGTAGTACTGTGGATGAAGTTATCAGTTTCTGGGAACCTGGTTTATTGAACTTGGCGGCCAATCAACGCAATCACGAATACACAGGACAGTATTGTGTAGAGAACGGATTACGATTGAATCTACAACAACACTTGTATGCGAGTCTTGCTTGACCAATATTGCCAAAGGACGCAACAGCTTCGATGTCAATGTTGGCAATGTAGTTGTTCCTTTCTTTAATAAGAATGTCACACCATATCCAACAGAAGCAGGTGCACCAGCTTTTGATTTAGTACCTGTCACTCGACAAAAAGACATCATGCTGAATGTTGCTCGTATGCATGCCGAGCAAGAGTACAACAGGATAATGGAATTAGTTGATGTGTTACAACGTCAAGCAGAGGAAATCAAGCGCAGATTAGATTTGACTGACATGGTACATGCGGCCAAGTATGATTTCCAGATAGCACATGGGCACACCTATTGGTTAGCCCAAGACACACGACACAATGAACTCATCTTATGCGGTATGGGACCAGACGGTTGGTCAGCTGGTCCACCTGTATGGTATGAGTATATTGTAGCAGTAAAGTGGTTGGGTGACCACACTTGGATTGAAGTAAAATGATAACACCAGACGCAGCCTTAGGAGTAATAGATATGTTTGATTATTTAAAGAAGAAGTTTAAGAAAGCAGAATCGCTGACACCGATTCCCGCTGAAGCTGTTAAGCAGCTCAAGAAGGAACGTGCTAAGAAAGCAGAACCTCCAGCAAAGTCAGAAAAAGAATTAGCAACAGAACGTGGCGAACCCTATGTTGCCATGCTGGGCACGGATATTGATCCCGAAAATATTCATGCTGGTTCATTTGAATTAGACTGGAACGATAAGTTTTTAGCCAATTTAATCCGTGCTGGATATGTTGGCAAAACAGATACAGATATTGTGGATCAATGGTTCCAGAATGTTTGCCGGCATGTTGTTATGGAAACTTGGGAACAAGAGCAAGCAATGAATCCCGAACCCAATCCTCAAAGATTTACACGCAGCCGAGATTTAGGTAACGGACGTACGGAGGTTTCGTGATTCTTTACGTCAACGGCGATAGTCACACAGCAGCCGCCGAAGCAGTAAATGCACATGCCTTTGCTGAAGATGATCCTTTGTTAAATTATCTAGGTCGCTTACCGCACCCTGCTAATTTATCAGCAAGTTGGGGTCGTAAATTAGCAGATATACTAAAGGCCGGTTTTACTTGCGGTGCGGAATCTGCAGCAAGCAATACTCGAATCATGCGTACTACACGCCAGTGGTTGTTGGATCACCCAGCAGCATATCGAGATGGCTTGGTTATCATTCAATGGTCCACTTGGGAAAGACAAGAGTGGCTTATTAACGGAACGTACCATCAAGTCAATGCCAGCGGTGTTGATGTAGTTCCAGAAAGTCACCAGCAACAGTATAAAGAGTACATTGCCGGCATCAACTGGTACAATGTCTGTGTCGATGCTCACGAGGACATTTGGAATTTTCATCAAGAACTTAAATTACTTGGCGTCAAGCATATCTTCTTCAACGGTAACCATAGTTTTCAAGGTATGCAGTCCCAAAAGGATTGGGGAACCAGCTATATCAAACCATACGATGCTGCTGGAACCTATCACGAGTGGCTAAGAAACAACGGATTTGAAACAGTTTCCAAAGATTCCTGGCATTTCGGTAAAGAAGCTCATAGTGCTTGGGCTCATTTTATGCTACAATACATTGTTGCTAATAAACTAATTTAGGCCAAAATGAAATACATTCTTATTGATACAGCTAATCTGTTCTTTCGTGCTCGCCATGTGGCCTTTCGTGCTGCTGACGAATGGGAGAAAGTTGGCTACGCTCTACACATAACTCTTAGTGCTGTAAACAAAGTAGTCAATAAGTTTGGTGCAGACCATGTGGTATTTGCCCTGGAAGGCCGTAGTTGGCGTAAGGATATCTATGCTCCTTACAAGCGTAATCGATCAGATGCTCGTGCAGCACAAACAGAAAAAGAACAAGCTGAAGACAAGCTGTTCTGGGAAACGTTTGATAACTTGACTAAATACTTGGCTGAGAGTACCAATTGCTCAGTAATCAGAAACGAAAACGCAGAAGCCGACGATATCATTGCTCGTTGGATAGCACTACACCCCCAAGATAATCATGTAATTATTTCAAGCGATACAGACTTTGTTCAGCTGCTTGCTGAAAATGTCGATCAATACAACGGTATTACTGATGAGTTGCTGACAATCCGCGGGATTTTTGATGCCAAAAGCCGACCTGTAATTGACAAAAAAACTAAAGAACCCAAAGTTATTCCCAATCCCGAATGGTTGTTGTTTGAAAAATGCATGCGTGGTGATTCCAGCGACAACGTGTTTTCGGCATATCCCGGCGTTCGCGTTAAAGGTACCAAGAACAAAGTGGGTCTAACAGAAGCATTTGAAGACCGCAATAAACAAGGGTATGCATGGAATAACATC